CGTCAACGGATCAGGAGCGTTCGCAATTTATAGGACTGGCGGCAATCTGTACAGGGTCGCAATTGCGGATGTAAACGGCACGATACATCTCGATTGCGAGAGACAGGAGGCAACGTTCGAAGACGGCACAAGCGCGAATTCGCATGTTACGCTGACAGGGGTCGGATCGTATCCGATCCTCGAGCCGTGGGCGACACAGATGTTCGCAATGACAGGGAATGTAACGGAGGTAATGATTGAAGCGAGGTATTATTCGCTATGATCAATGCAAATATCCGTCTATTCGATAAGACTGCGACCACGTTCACGACACAGGGGCTCGGGGTTCTGCATCCAACGAGTGCAGAGATCACGGAAGAATTGAACGGACTGTACGAGGCAGAGTTTGAGATCCCGATTACAGATCCGCATTATTCCGAGATTGGAATGCAGTCGATTATCATGGTCAAGCCGAATCCGTACGAGGCCGCAGAGCCGTTCAGGGTCTATCAGATCAGCCGCCCGATCGGCGGGCTTGTAACGGTAAATGCGGCGCATCTAAGCTATGATTTAAGCAAGTACGCAGACGCACCGTTTACGGCAACAACGCTCGCTCAGATCCTGCAGGGGCTGAAGAATAATTCGGTCGAGACGTGTCCTTTTACGTTCAGCACGAACAAGACAATCTCGAGCCTGTCGTGGTCAGTGAAATCTCCTCGGTCGATCAGATCTCTTCTCGCAGGATCTGAGGACGCTATACTCGAGCAGTACGGCGGCGAGTGGAAGTTCACTGGCTATACTTGCTATCTGTACGACCATAGGGGACAGGATCGGGGCGTGACGATCAGATACGGGAAGAACATGACAGATCTGCGGCAGGAAGAAAATTGCGCAAACGTCTATAGCAAGCTATATCCGTTTTACATGGATTCCGAAGGCAATCTTGTCGAGGTCTCAGGTAAAACGATAGATATCAATACAAACGGCAACGGCGTGTTGGTTCATGATATGTCGTCAGATTTTGATTCCGCCCCGACATCCGCAGAATTGGAGACAGCCGCACGGAGTTACATAACATCTGCGAACCTTGCGTCTCCTGTTGTGAGTCTTGATGTGAAATTCGTTCAGGAGGATGCGCAGAACGAGATCATTTATCTTGGGGATACGCTGTCGGTATTCTTCCCACGGCTCGGAGTCAGTTCAAAAGCTCAGGTCGTGAGGACTGTTTACAATGCTATAAATAATAGATATACAGAGATCACGGTCGGGACTGCACAGCAGACGTTCGCACAGACTATCGCGGATCTGTCAGCAGGATCTACTACAGGGGCGGTCGGTCAGTCGGTGATACAGGCGGCAATAGATAAGATCGTAGCAATGATCACAGGACAGATCGGCGGCAACATTGCCTTGCGTGATACTGACTCGAACGGCAAATTGAACGATCTGCTCGTACTGGACAATGAAACAATGTCAGCGGCGAACAAGGTCTTTTTATGGGACAAGTACGGACTGCAGTACACATCGGGAGGCGTGAACGGTGTATATAAATCTGTTCTGCAGGGGCTTGCGAATGGGGATGTCTACGGCAGATTCGGCAGGGTGTATATCAATAACAACACCTATTCAGAGGTCGGGAAATATCTGACCGCTACGAACACGATTACGAGCCTCCCTACGGGGTCTTTTACGAATGTCTGCACTCTAACCTTGACGAAGGGTGTTTGGCTCGTATGCGGGCAAATGCGTGTGTATGCGAGTGCAAATTGTACGGGCATGGTCGGCATATCTACCACATCGGCAACAATGCAGGCCGCAGAGGGCGGATTTTCTCAGTTCGCAATAACAACAACAATCGCACAGGCTGCGCAAAATGTCTGCAGAATTATCGAAGTCACAGCCGCATCGCAGACGATCTATCTTGTCGGCTATCAGAACAGCGGATCGGCGAAGAACATGACAGCAGGACAGAGCCGACTGCAGGCAATCAATATCGGATAAAGGCGGTGATTGAATGGACTGGACAAGCATAATCGTCGCATTTATCACGGCTATTGCGTCAGGGGTCGGCGTGTATTTCAGCAACAGAAAATCCGCAAGCCTGATCGAGTACAGGATCGGCGAGCTCGAGAAAAAGGTCAGCAAGCACAACAGCGTCATCGAGAGAACGTACAGACTCGAGGAGTCGACCGCCCTGCAGGATGCAGAGTTAAAACGGATAAACAAGCGGCTCGAGATTGTCGAGCAGGAACGGAGGGCGTAAGCAATGAAAATTCCCGATAAATTGTACGATGTTTTGAAATGGTTGTGTATCGTGGTAATTCCTGCCGTTACGACGCTCTATACGGTCGTAGACGGCGTTTTCGCATGGGGACATGGGGAAATGGTCAGTACGATATCTGCGGCGGTCTGCGCCTGTATAGGAGCGATTATCGGGGTATCTACGGCAAGCTATTACAAGGGAGGTTCCGGCAATGGCGTATCCGAGTGATATTATCAGGACAGCGAAAGCATATATCGGCTATCATGAGAAAGCATCGAACAGAGATCTTGACAGCATGACAGGCAATTCAGGATCAGGCAATTATACCAAGTTCGCACGGGATCTTGACAAGATCTCGTTTTTTAATGGGCCGAAACAGGGGTTCGATTGGTGCGCAGTATATTATGACGCCCTGCACGTTTACACGTTGGGCGATGGGGCTTCTGCGAGATCTGCATTGTATCAGCCGAACGCAAAATATAACTGCGGTGCAGGGTGTACGCAACAGGCAGGATATTATCGGGATGCGAATGCGTTCTTTTCAGATCCTCGCCCTGGCGATCAGATCTTTTACGGCAAGACAGGGGACGAGGCTCACACAGGGCTCGTTGTAGAGGTCACAGGAACCGAGATCGTTACCATAGAGGGCAACGTTTCGAATGCTGTCAGACTCCTGCGGCATAAGCTGACCGACAAAAACATAGTCGGCTATGGTCGACCACGGTATCAGAGCAACGATCCTTGCGCTGTTCATGTCGTTGTAGCAGGTGACACGCTGAACGATATTGCAGGGGACTACGGCACAACGGCAGACAGGATCGCAGAAGAGAACGGCATCGCAGATCCGAATCAGATCACGGTCGGCGAGGTCTTGATCTTCCGCAAGGGCGACAAAAAGTGGACAACGGGCGACGTGTTCTGCAGATATGGAGACTCAGGAACTGCGGTCAAAATGTTGCAGGCTTTGCTAAAGCATCGGGGACTTGACGTCGTCTATGACGGATATTTTGGAGCGGAAACAAGGTCCGCCGTCATGGTTTGGCAGAGGTCCAAAGACATCACCGTCGACGGAGTTGTCGGTGATGAGACGCTAAAGACGTTGTAAATATTACAATTCAGTTAATAACAAGCAGGAAACGCAAAAATCGGGACGTTTTTACGTCCCTTTTTTTGATGCCTTTATTTGCGCTCAGAATGCATCACACGGGTTTTAACGCCCTCTCCGGTATATGTGGTCAATTCGAGGGGCAAAACGTTTCTGCGGGCTTCTGCGTGGGAAAAAAGGGCATATCTCACAGCGTGTTCATAGCGGCGTTTTCGGCGGAGGCTTGATAAGATGTTCAGCCGTCAACATGCGGCAAAATACGGCGATGTTAACGATGCTTACGAGGCAAGACAGCAAAAAATGTATAATCCCAAAATCGGGCTTTTCTCCGTCTGCGGTTTTGGTGTCAGCTTCAAAGTTATTTCAAAGTTAATAGAATTGTAACAATCGGAAATCCTGAAAATGGCATAAAAACGCCGCTTTTTTCGACCGATTTATAAATGGCATTCAAGAGGTCATGGGTTCGACTCCCACCGTCTCCAGTAGGTTCTCGGGGTCTTCGGATCTCGGAACTTCAAAGTTATTTAATAGTTTTTGAAAAGGGACTGTTTACGGCAGTCCTTTTTTCGTACGTCAATTTGCAGATTTCGTCGTACAGATACTCGGCAGAATGTATCGTATATTTTGCCGTGTGGACATCTCCCGAGGAGTGACCGACGATCTGTCTGCAGGCTGTCGGATTGATCCCGCACTCGTCCGCTCTTGTTATGAATGTCCTGCGGCAGTCGTGGGGCGTGTGTCCTGACAGATTACGGGCGAACCAGTGCTGCGCAAGTCCCGGCCTGCCGTCCATTGGAAAGGTTCGCATAAAAATATCCCGAATGTCGGGATGTATTGGAATCAATCTATTTCGCCCTGCGTCTGTTTTGAGTCCTGCCCGGAAAGTGGTTTCCGTGATCTCGTGAACCGTGAAAAGCTCTCCGACTCGCATGCCTGTATATAGCATGATCAGCGTTGCGTCCCGCCATCGTGATTCGGGCATGTTCCATATCTGCAGGACATCGTCACAGGTGAACGGATTCCGCTTCGGGGTGTCGTTGTTTGTGATGTGGATATATTCCGCAAGGTTTCTGTCCGTGATCCCGATAAACTGTGCGTATTGATATAGCTTCGAGAACAGGACTTTTATTTTGATTCTTTTCGAGGCCGAGCCTCCTGCGTCATCGATAGCTGTTTGCAGTTCCTGCGGCGTAAGACTCAGGAAAGGACGGTCGTGTAACTGAGGAACAGCGGCGAATGATGTCCTATATCCGACAAGCGATGATTCGGATATGCCTCTATTTGCGCTCAGATCGGCGTATAAGCGATTATACAGGTCTTTCATACATATATCTATGTTGTGATCTGTTTCGAGCCTGTACGACGATATTACGGCGTTAAAAGCATCGAAATACGTCTCAAAAGATGCGATTGTTCGGTATATGGGCTTGCCGTCTGCAGTGGTACCGACTCTCCTGCGTGCGAGATATGGTTTTCTCAGCTTGCCGTGCATATGCACTATTGAACCGTAGCCGTTCGGCAGGCGTTTGAATTTTCTTCGATTCATCGTTGACAGCCTCCCGATTCTGCGGTATAATTCGTTTGTGATGTCGTGTCTATGTCTTCCGAAGCGGTCTCCTGTTTGCCTGCAGGGGCCGTTTCTTTTTTTGTCTTTTTCAGGATTATTTCGGTCGCAGGTCCGATGATCTCGTGCTCATAATCTGCAGATATGATCGGGGCTGTTGGTGTCTTGTCTGACATCAGGACAGAAATTCCGTTTTTATAGGCGGCAAGCCTGAGAAAGCGATACTCGTTTGCGGTTTCTTCTTTATATAGGACGATATCTCCGACTTCGGCATGGTGTCCGAGATCCACACGGACGGACGAGCCTGCAGGGATCTCTTTAACATCATCCGATTCCGCTGTTATGATCATTGACGGAGAGTCCTTTTCAGCAGGTCCGCCGAGCAGTTCAGGAACAGACAGCCGGAAGAATCGGGCAATCTCTTCGAGCCTGTCGTACGTTGGGGATGTCCCGCCCGAGATCCACTGGGAAATCGCAGAGGGGCCGATCTTCAGGAACCGTGCGAGATCGCTCTGATTCTTTCCGTTTTCTGTCAGCAGATCAGCGATTCGGTGACCGATGTCAAATGATGCTTTTTTCATGGTTTTCGCTTCCTTTCGAGATATGGTTTTGATGTGACAAAGATATTATATCATAAATATTTTTAGAAAATCTAAAAATATTGTTGACAGATTCTCTAATACGTGATAGAATACTTGACAGGATGGTTAATTGATGGTTGATTGACAATCCGACCTAACAGGCAACACAAAAACAGGCAAACAAATTCAGGAGGACAAAGACATGACAAACACAATCAACAGCACACTGAAGATCAGGATCGACAAGAAGTACGTTGCGAGCGACGAGATGGAAATCATCAAAGAACAGGTCGACGAGTTCAAGTGGATGTACACAAAGAACGATCTGCTGCGGTTCTTCAAAGAACAGACCGAAGGACAGTACGACAGGGTAGACGGTGAGATGGTTAAATGCGAGATAAAAGCTCTCGGGGGTTACAAGCCCGGCAATGGAATCACGGCAAGCTATTGCGTTGACATGATCCTTGACAATTACGTCAGAATGTGGCGAGTTCATTTCTACATCGATCAGGACGGCGAAGTAAATCTCAATCCGCCCCTGTATGATGTGCAGGAGTATAAAATGATTCAGTAAGACAGACCGCCCCGCAAGGGGCATCCGTCAGCCGGTACAAGTCCGGCTCCGATGAGCAAGAGCGAAACGGATATCACATAGGCAAAGAAGAAAGGACATCACACAATGAAACTTAGCGAATGCAATGCAAGACAGAAAAAGGCGTATCTGAATATCTACCATGCGGCGAACTGGTTACTCGGAGGGCTCGAGAATGTTCTGCAGGACTATACGCCCGACAGCGAGGAGTACAAGAGCGCAAAGGCAACGCTCGAAGATCATGAGGGGCTCGTAAATCAGCTTTACGACATGGCGATCACGGACATCTACGACGAGGGCTCTATGGCATTCGGGGCAGGAGTCAAGTCTTATCTGAGGGACGTTCGGTTCTGTGGTAAAGAGTGGTTACTGGAGAGATGCGAGAAGAGAATTACAAAGGCAGGATATTAAACAGCAGGAGCCGAGCCCGGGCGGCAGATCCCGGGAAGACGATCAGGAGGTGTTACGAATGGACGAGGTCAAGATGTCCCGACTCCGAATGGAGAGGGTCAAACGAGGGTGGTCGTTGGAGGCAGTCGCAAAAGTGATCGGCGTTTCCTACGTTTCCGTTTCAAACTGGGAACAGGGTAAAGCTATACCTGCAGTCGATTCCGCAATCAAACTCGCAAGGTTGTACGGGCTGTCCGTGTACGAGCTTTTTAATGCTTAAGACTATTAGAAAATCTAACAGGAGGACAAGACAATGACAGCTATTCTAAAAGCGGCAAAGATGGTTTTCGGGCTTGCGGCTATGATCGGTCTGATATTGGTTTTCTGTTCTGCCGTGATCATGGTTGCCGCACCGATGGACGATATCTTTTATGCAGGTCTGATCGGGGAGGCAGTGATCGCCGTTTCCGTTATCTGCTATAGGATCATTGACCGATAAAAATCTGCTGCGCATGGTTGCCGTGGGGCGGTTCGAGTCCGCCCGCATGCATTCGCCAGTACGGCGAAATATTTCATCAATAGGAGGACATAGAAACATGACAGGAGCGTTTTACAAGCCAGGCGAAGAGTCCGTTGCGTTGTGGCTCACAGGCAACACGCCCGACGAGGTGGAGTTCGTCCGCAAGGTTCGGGATCTTTGCGTTGAGGAGATCAACAGAAAGATCATGATCGGGGAATGGGACGTAAAAGAGCTTATCGAGCAGGGCGGCGCGCTGACAGAGTTCGCCAACGACCGCATGCAGGCTCTCGAGGACGCAGAGGATGCGGCTATTTTACAGGAGGGCGAGGACGAATGAAACTGTACGACATTGCGGCAGATTACAGGCGACTGCAGGACATGCTCGACTCGGCAGAGACTCCCGAGGAGATGCGGCAGACATTGCAGGACACGCTCGAGAGCGTATCAGGGGACTTCGCCGACAAGGCTGAGAACATTGCGGCATTGATTGCAGAAGATCGGGCATTGCTCTCAGGATGTGAGGACGAGATCACGAGACTGCGTGACAAATGCTCTCGAATTGACAATCAGATCGACAGCTTGAAGCGGTATCTCATGAACGAGATGCAGTACACAGGGCAGCGCAAAATTCAGGCGGGCACGTGGCAGATCAGCATCGCAAAGAATGGCGGCAAGGCTCCGATCAAATATGCCGAGGATCTGATCGTTGACAGTCTGCCCGACAAGTTTATCAGGATATCAAAGAGCATCGACACACAGGCCGTTCGGGATGCATTGGAGAGCGGCGAACAGTTGGATTTCGCAGAGATCGGCGAACGCGGAGAGTCTCTGAGGATCAAATAAAACAACTATAGGAGGATTTAGACATGGCAGAATTCGTATTAATCTATGGGAAGAGCGGTTCGGGCAAGAGCCGCAGTTTATGCAATTTCGGCAAGGACGAGATTTTCTATGTGAACGTCACTGGGAAGCGTCCTCCGTTCCGTCAGAAGTTCACGTACGAGTTCAAATCCGCAGACGTGGACATGATCAAAAGAGGGCTGTCAAAGATGCCTACGAAGATCGCAGTGATCGACGATGCAACGTACATCATGACGAACCGTTTCATGGCGGGACACAGCAAGCCGAAGTCGGGATCATCTTCGTTCGATTTGTATAATGACATCGCCGATGAATTCTTCGGGCTTGTCACGTTCATCAAAGGACTTCCGGACGACGAGATCGTGTATGTGATCATGCACGAGGAGGCAAACGATTACGGAGATGTGAAACTCAGGACGATCGGCAAACTGCTCGATCAAAAGGTCTGCCTTGAGGGATTGGCGACCATCGTTCTGCGGTGCGTGACACAGGACAAAGAACACTATTTCTTGACACGTACGGACGGCTCAGACATCACAAAGTCGCCCGAGGGTATGTTCTCTGAGGAAAAGATTCCGAACGATTTGGCGGCGGTTACGGCGCAAATTCGGGCATATTACAACGAGGAGTCCTCGCAGGATTCCGACAATAAATCACAGGAGGCTTAACAATGTTACATTTTAGCAATTTCGACAAAGCACAGGCGGCAGGAACAGCAGGAAGAAAACTTCCGGCAGGTGCGTACGTGGCTCAGATCGTCAGTGCGGTTCTGACAGAGTCGCAGAAACATGAACCGATGCTCGAGATCCGTTTGGAGATCGCCGAGGGCGATTACAAGGGACTGTTTTCTTCGATGGTACAGACTCCCGGTACATGGCCGGGATCAGGCACGTATCGTCTGACGCTCCCGACAGATCCGAATGCGGCTCCTGACGATTGGAGGCTTAGACGTTTAAAGGGTCTTATAACGTCCGTAACAGAGAGCAATAACGGCTTCCGTTGGAATGAGGACGAGAGGACGCTGAGAGGGCGGTTCGTGGGTGTCCTGTACAGGGAAGAAGAGTTCGTCGGACAGCAGGACGGACAGATTCATACGACCACGAAGCCGTACGTTTTCTGCAGTGTTGGGACTGTCAGAGCAGGAAACATCGCAATACCTGCTCCGAAGCGTCTGCAGGAAAACGCCCAGGCGAGACCGCAGATGTATACATCCGTTCCACAGGATGCAGGGTTCGGGGAGTTTCAGCCCGTCGAGGCTCCGATCAATGGCGACAAGGATCTTCCGTTCTAAACTCAGGAGGGGAATGACATGATCGATCAAAACAAGATGCTATTAGAATATCTGCAGGCGAACAGATCCATCACTGCACTGCAGGCCGTGCAGGATCTCGGGATCACGAGACTGTCCGCAAGGGTCTATGATCTGCGATCAGAGGGCTATGACATCTCGATGCGTATGCAGGCAGGGCGCAACAGGTTCGGCAGGGCAATATCATACGGAGTTTATACGTTAGAGGGTGGATTTGATGAGTCGGGACAGCTTCGTCTTTTATAAATCATGGAGCGAGGCGATCGAATGTCTGCCTGATTCTGAACAGGTACAGGCGTATCGAGCAATAGTTCGGTACGCCTGTACAGGGCAGGAACAGGACGTTTCGGGCATGGCTAAAGCGATCTATATGCTCGCAAAACCGCTTATCGATGCAAATAACAAGAGATACGAGGACGGTAAAAGGGGAGGCAGACCGAGCATAAAAACCAGTGGTTTTGAAAATCAAAAACCAGTGGTTTCTGAAAACAAAAACCAGTGGTTTTCGAAATCAGAAACCAGTGGTTTTGAAAATTCAAAACCTTATGTATATGTATATGATTCTGTTTCTGATTCTGTTTCTGAAAATGATTCTGTTTCTGATAATGAAAAACATACGCCCGACTCCGTCGGGGATCTTTCAGGAAAACAGCAGGAGAAACAGGAGAAACAGGAGAAACAGAAAGACAGCATCGACTACGGACAGATCATTGATTATTTGAACGAGAAGACCGGAAAGAAGTTCCGGGCAGGATCTGAAGCGACGAGAAAGCTGATTCGGGCAAGGATCAACGAGGGCTATTCGATACAGGATTTCAAAACTGTTATTGACAACAAGGTGCGGTCGTGGACTGGGACAGAGTTCGCAAGGTATCTACAGCCCGAGACGCTGTTCAGATCATCGCATTTCGACAGCTATCTGAACGAGCAGGGGAAACAGCAGGAATTCGTTTCCGGAGATCTGCCGTTTTAACAAGTTCCGACGCAGGGTTTCAGATCCTGCGTCGGTTGCAAAATCATAGGAGGGTTAGACAATGGACACGTTTACGGAAGTCCTGCAGGACATCCAACGGACAGCGGAACAGGGCCGAGAACGTGAGTATTACGTTTCAGGCGGCGTCAGATATTGCGCAAGGTGTAATAAACCGCTTGAAATACATCGAGTCGTATGCGGCGTTACACGTGCGTTGCCGGTGATGTGCGACTGCGAGAAAGAAGAAGAACGTCAAAAGGCAGAAGCGAAACGCCTGCAGGATATAGCGGACGCAAAAAGGAAATGCTTCTCAGGCGATTATAGCAGACTGTCGAGGGCGACTCTTGCGATGGTAGAAATGGAGAGGCCGAAAGAGGCCGCTTTACTCAGGCGATACATACGGCTGTTTCGTGATATGTATGCGAATCAACAGGGGCTTTTATTATACGGGCCGAACGGAACAGGAAAGTCGTTCATGGCTGCGGCTGTCTGCAATGAGTTGATCGAGACGGGGCATGATGTGAAGTTCGCCACGTTCTCCCGAATTGAGCAGGAAATCGGGGCAGGGTCCCGAGCAGACAGGAAAACATACATTGACAGCCTGAACGAGTACGCACTGCTCGTGTTGGATGATCTCGGTGCGGAACGCAGATCCGAGTATATGCAGGAGCTCGTTTTTACGATCATCGACTCCCGGTATTCGTCAGGGAAACCGATGATAATTACGACGAATCTATCTCTTGATGACATGAAAAATCCGCAGACAGCACAACAGAGCCGCATATATGACAGGGTTCTGCAGGTTTGTTACAGAGTTGCGGTCACAGGCGACAGCCTACGCAGGAAAGACACAAAGAAGCGATATTACGAGATGCAGAACGCACTCGAGAAAGGGACAGAGACATGACGGACGATTTAATCAGTAGACAGGCGGCAATCAAAGCAATCGAGGATTTGCAAGATTGTTACAACGGATTCTCTGACACCTATGACAAGGCTTGCATTATAGGCGTGCTCGAGGAAATACCAACTGCACAGGTCAATACACCAACCGATACACCAACTGACACGATCAGCCGGCAGGCGGCAATTGATGCGGTAGGGGCAGATGTTATTGAAAGGGACAGACCGCCTGTAGAGGTTAAATATTGGAATATGGGTTTAGAGAGGGCAAGCATAATTCTGGGAAATTTGCCATCCGCACAGCGCACAGGGCGGTGGATAAAGCATGAAGTCAAATTATTTAATGGACGCCACACGGGTCGGTATTTTGATGAATGCTCGGAATGCGGAAAATTGACGACAGAATGGAGAAAGGTTACAGAATATCATAGATGGAATTTTTGCCCGAACTGCGGTGCGAGAATGGAGGAGCAGGAATGAGCATATTGATCAATGGCATGAAAATGCCGAAAACATGTGAGGATTGCTCGTTCTATGGGATTGATGTAGAAAATGGCTGTTTTGTTGAAAAATGTTATGTGTTGCGTAGAGTAGGACAGGACAAGCCATCATGGTGTCCTCTTGGTAGAGTTGTAATGTGTAAGGATTGCAAATACAGAGAGCTTGAAACAATCAATGGAAAGAAGAGATATGTCTGCCAGATGGATTCTGCAGATCCGTATGAGATGAGCAAGGAGGCAGACAATGATGAGTGGTTCTGTGCTGATGGGGAGGAGAAACAATGACATATACATTCACAGTCTATGGTAAACCACAACCAAAACAGCGACCACGTTTTAACCGAAGGACAGGAACAGCATATACGCCAAAAGAAACGCACGAATACGAGAGGGATGTTCGACTCAGTTTCAGGGGGAAATATCCGCAGGCTGTTAAAATGCTCGGGTCGGTATCTGTCAGCATTGACGCATACTTCGAGCCGCCGAAGGGCGCATCAAAGATCATGCGAGAGAAAATGCTGTCAGGAGAGGTCAGACCGGCAAAAAAGCCCGATGCCGACAATCTTATCAAAAGCATATGCGACGCTATGAACGGGGTCGCATATGTGGATGACGGGCAGGTCGTGTCCGTGTCCTGCAGGAAGTTATACAGTAATGTCGCAAGGGTCGAGGTCGTGATCACTGACGAGAGGAGTTAAACATGAGCAGAAAACAGCGGGCGCAAGGGTGGAACAGGTACGGCATAGACACATGGCGGAAACGTGAGATCATGGCGTTCTGCAGGCAGTACGATAAATGGCGTCAGAACGTCGCGTACGGGCTCAAAGCGATAGCAAGTGGGGAAATATCCACAACGAACGTTCCCGGCAATCCTACGGCCTCTCAGGCGATAAAAAACGCTATTCTACAGTTGAACATCCGAGCGGTTGATGACGCTATCGCAGAAAGATGTCCTGAGCAGATCAGGGCGGCAATGTTGGACAATATCGCAAGAGGGATTCCGTATTCGATGTTGGACGTTCCGTTCTCGCAGGCTGATTTCTACGCGATCCGCATTGCGGTATATGCTCGGGTTGCAGAAATCAAAGAGGGGTTTTGAAAACGTGATCACTTTCGATCGGCTAACCGTGATATAGTGATACCGTCAGATAGTTGCTAAAACCGTTACACAGCGGGCAAGTTGGGCTTCCTATTTTCTCCTACAATACCAAGCGTTAAGCCCGGTGAAATCGAGACGGGCTCCCGGTGGGGACTCAGGAGGGGAGAAAGATGCGACACGAGGAAGATTACCGAGAGAAATGTGCGGAGCCGTTTTACAGTTCCAAAGCGTGGAAAGACTGCAGGACAGCATACGCAAGATCGCAGGGATATATCTGCGAGAGATGCAGGGCGAGAGGGCTGATCGTTCCTGGCGAGATCGTACATCATATTAAACCGTTAAACAGCAGGACGATTAATGATCCTGCTGTTTGTTTATCATGGGATAACTTGATGCTCGTATGTCGCAAGTGTCACGCAGAGATCCATTCGGGGCAGAGATGGTTCGTTGATGCCGACGGCAGGATATCTACCTCCCCCATTGATGAATCGTAACGTGTGGGGCTGTCCACCAGTGGGCGGAGTGTTAAAAAACCCTCTCGGACAGACACGGTTTTTTGGATTCTTTTTTGCGCTGACTTGCTGAGACATGCAGGGACTTGCGCAGACAAAACACAACGAAAGGGGACTTGTCACGACATGGCGAAAATTGCTAACGTGCAGGAAGTAGATGTCGACAAGCTGATTCCGTACGAGAACAATGCGAAACAGCATGGTCGGGATCAGATCGAGAAATTAAAGGACAGCATAAAAGAGTTCGGTTTTTTGACGCCCTGCCTGATCGATCAGGGCTATAATCTGATCGCAGGACACGGCAGGCTGATTGCGGCAAAAGAACTCGGTTTAAAAACTGTTCCGTGCGTGTTCATCGAGGGGCTGACTGAGGAACAGAGGCGTGCGTATATCCTTGCGGATAACAGGCTCGGCGAACTCGGCGATTGGGATATGGCGCTCGTGAATGAGGAATTGATCGACCTGCAGAATTTGGGATTCGATACGTCGATAATTGGGTTCGACATGGATGCAATCGTTGACGACCTTGACGATGAAGAAAAATATACGCCTATTACAAACATACCGCAGTACGAGCCGTCAGGCGATGTTACGTTTTTAGAGGAATTATGCGACAGCAGTCGAGCCGATTGGATGATTGACGAAATAAAGGGGGCTGACATCAGCGAGAGCGAAAAGGCGTTCCTGATAAAAGCCGCTGCCCGGCATTTTAGGTTTAATTATAAAAAGATCGCCGATTATTATGCTACGGCATCTGCAGACATGCAACGTTTAATGGAGAGGTCCGCCCTCGTGATCATTGATTACGACAATGCCCTTGCGAACGGATATATCAGGCTTTCGGAAAAGATGGAGAAAGTCCGAGAGGGTCTCGAAACATGATTTATATAATCATAGGGGCATCGCATGCAGGCAAAACGCAGTTCACGATAAACTCGTTTTTGAAAGGCAAAAAATTCGTCGAGTATAAAGACATTTTACCGATTACCGAAACCGATTCTGCATTCCTGCTCGGCGTGTACTCAGCCGAAGACAGGTACAAATGGTCGGACAAGGTTCTCAGAAAAGATATTCCGAAAATATTTGATCAGGTTAAAAGACTATGCGGCAAGGGGAAAGACATCGTTCTCGAGGGGGACAAGATCACGTCGCATGGGTTAATGGACTCGTTATTGACTCTCGACGAGCCGCTAAAAATGTTTCTGATACGAGTCGATCCTGACGAAATGCTGAGAAGAAATCGAGAGGGCAGTTCTATAAATACAGATTCGCATCTGCTCGCAGTTAGGACAAAAGCCGAAAACCTTTTCTCGGATTATTCGTATAAGATGAACGGCGAGATCATGACTACAGACAGAAATACGGATTTCGAAAAATTCAGTATTTCGTACTGCAAAAAACAAGAGGAAAAACAAAAAACCGTTGCTCGTGATGATTTCGCAATCTTTATTCTGAGTCATGGCAGGGCGAACAATATTCATACGCTCGAGGCGTTAAAGGTCAGCAATTATCGGGGGAAATGGTTTATATTATGCGACGACGAAGATGAAACGCTCGATGATTATAAGAGAAAATACAAGGAACACGTCGTCGTATTCAATAAAGACGATGCCGAAAGGCTGTTTGATACGATGCAGGTTAATCCCGATAAAAGGGCAATCGTCTACGCTCGAAACGTCTGCTATGATGTCGCAAGGGAAAAAGGGCTGAAATATTTTCTCGAACTCGATGATGATTTCGTCAGTTTTCAATTTCGGTTCCCGAAAGGGAATGCCCTCGGGATTTCTGTAATTCAGGATTTCGACAGGATATGTGATGCGATGTGCGAGTTCTTGGAAAATACGGGTTCCGATACAATAGCACTTGCGCAGGGCGGGGACTTTATAGGCGGACTCGAAAATCCAAGGTATAAAGCAGGGTTAATCCGAAAGGCGATGAACAGCTTTTTCTGCTGCGTTGACAGGCGACTGCAGTTTGACGGAATGATGAACGAGGACGTGACAATGTACACGCACTACGGGAGCATCGGGAAAAAGATATTTACGTTTACGCATGCGATGTTAGTTCAATTACCTACGCAGTCGTTATCAGGTGGAATGTCTGACAGCTACACCGAGTCGGGGACGTACATGAAAACATTTTATTCGGTTATGGCAATGCCGTCGTGCGTGTCTGTCGGGGTCATGGGCGACAAACATAAGCGAATACATCATGCGATAAAATGGGATTACTGCGTTCCGAAAATCCTGAACGAGAGGTATAAAAAAGCATGATATCGACATCGAAAATCCTGCTATATCCCGATAGAATAACAGGAAATCATAAACCGATAACGGCAGATATTTTCCTGAATAACTATTGCAATAATAAATGCGAATACTGCACGTACGAGCGATGGGGGTTGAAAGATAAGCCGAGGGAACTTGACTATAATACGTTCCGTAGCGTGATACGCAGATTGCAGGAACTCGGAGTCGAGGGGTTTATCCTGTCAGGTGGCGGCGAACCGACCTGCTCAAAGGATTTCGACCGAATAACAGAATGGCTCGAGGATGAGAAAATAACGTACGGCATAAACACGAATTTTAATATCCTGAAATATATCGCCCCGAAGTATTTGAAAGTCAGCCTCGACGGATATGATGAGGAAAGCTATAAAAGGATCAGGGGCGTCGACCGATATGAAAAGGTCAGGGATAATATTCGAACATACGTCAGATGGAAAAATGCAAATGGCATAAAAACGTCCGTCGGCATTCAGGCTGTTGCGCTCAGCGTTGACGATGTCAGGATGTTTTACAGAGCGAACTGCGATCTGCCTGTTGATTATATTTCGATACGACCTGTCGAGAGTACGAAGGGGATTTATTATCGGGATCACGAAAATGATGCTCAGGAAATAATCGAGGCGATAAAAAAGATCAGGGAAACGGACAGCAGGGTAATTGTCAATTTTAAATGGACTATGCTGCGGCAGGAATTTTCGCAATGCGTGGCAGAATGGGCGCAGATTGCAGTAAATGAAAAAGCCGAAATAATGTACTGCTGTCATAAGCCCTACGAGATCGTCGGGAGCGTTTTCGATCCTGATATTCTGAGGAAAAAGGCAGAATATAAAACCGATATGTCGATGTGCGATATTCCCTGCAGGATGACCGCCCCGAATATGGAAATCGAAAGCATGAAAAAGAATTCGGAAAGGTGTTTCTTATGACAGAGAAAAAGACAAACAAAAAATCAATACAGGAACAGGCGCAAGAGGTTCTCGCACAGGCAGAGAAAAAGGGCGTATCGACGAATTTCTTTTTCATGACTACGTTTCGCAGGTATCAATATCAAATGAAAATACTTGCGGAACTTGAAAAAGAGATCGAGGCAGAGGGGGCGACCGTTACAAAAGAGTACGTTAAAGGGCGTAGGAATGTTTATACGAATCCTGCGATTACTGAGTACAACAAAACAGCAACGGCGGCGAATGGAACCGTTTCCACGTTAATCAATATTCTAAAAGCCCTATCAGACGAGTCGAGCGGAACTGACGCTCTGTCAGCGTTTCTAAGCGATGAATGATCAGAACTACATATTAGCGTACTATCAGCAGATTTCGGACGGTTCTGCGACCGTAGGGCGATGGATACGGCTATTGTATAAAATGATCGTCTCGGGGATGGAGAACGGCGAGTATGTTTTTAATCAACAAAAGGCGAACAGGGCTGTCCGATTTATCGAAACGTTCTGCAGGCATAACAAAGGCAGACTCGCCCCGGGGCTGTTAAAATTGGAGCTATTCCAAAAGGCGTTTATATCTATTCTGTACGGCATCATGGACAAAAGCGGCAAGCGGCAATTTACCGAGGTCGCTTTTTTTGTCGGCAGGAAATGCGGAAAGACTCTTCTCGCATCTGCGATCATAGCTTACGAGGCGTATGTCGATGGCGAGTTTGGGTCCGAGATTTACTGCATCGCCCCGAAATTGGAGCAGAGCGATCTCGTCTTTTCTGCGTTCGAGTTCACAAAAGACAAAAGCCCCGACCTGTCGAAAAGGATCAGGAAACGAAAGACGGATTACATCATAGACGCAACAAACACGACCATAAAAAAGATCGCTTTCAGCGAGAAAAAGGCAGACGGATATAATCCGATGCTCACAGTCGCAGACGAAATGTCTTCGTGGCCGGGGGACAGAGGGCTGCGGCAGTACGAAGTCATGGTATCAGGAACAGGCGCACGAAAGGAACCGATAACGCTGTCGATCAGTTCAGGGGGCTACGTTAACGAAGGGATATACGATGAATTATTCAAGAGGGGCACGAGAGTCCTGCTCGGGGATTCGACCGAAAAGCATTTGTTACCTGTCTTTTACACGATCGACGATCCTGCAAAATGGGACGATATAAACGAACTCAGGAAATCAATTCCGGGGCTCGGGGTCAGCGTGTCCGTGCAATTCATACTCGACGAGATAGAGGTCGCTCGGGGTTCACTCAGTAAAAAGGCGGAGTTCTTGACTAAATACTGCTGCGTGAAACAGTCGTCGTCGATGGCGTGGTTGCCTGCAGATGCAGTCGAGAGGGCATACGGCGAGCCTCTCCGCCTCGAAGATTTCAGGGACACGTACGCCCTCGCAGGGCTCGACCTGTCAAGAACGACAGACCTGACGTCGGCATGCGTTCTGATTCAGAGGGGCGGAAAGATATATATCTTTTCGAAGTTTTGGTTGCCTGCTGAAAAGATCAGCGAGGCGACAGCGAGGGACGGGCTACCGTATCAGGCATATATTCAGCGAGGGATATTGGAGCCGTCGGGAGATAATTTCGTCGATTATAAAGACTGTTTCAAATGGTTTCGAGACCTGATCGAAAAATATCACGTTTATCCGCTCATGATCGGGTACGACAGATATTCGGCACAGTATCTCGTACAGGACTTGCAGGCGTACGGCTTTCAGACCGACAGCGTGTTTCAGGGGTATAACCTGACGCCCGCAATTAATACTTTCGAGGGCATGTTACGAGATGGAAATATCTGCATCGGCGACAACGACCTGTTAAAGGTTCATCTGCTCGACTCGGCGTTAAAAAAAGATGCCGATACAGAGCGTAGCAAGCTCGTTAAACTCAGGACATACGGGCATATAGACGGCACAGCGGCGGTATTGGATGCAATGATCGTCCGCGATAAATATTGGTCGGAAATGTCCGACCGATTAATGAATGAGGGCTGATATTAATGGGGATTTTTGAGAAGCTGTTCGGAAAGGACAGAGGACCCGAGAGGGTCGACAGCTATTTCCGCCTGTTAGACGGATATACTCCGCATTTCCGTTCTTTCGATGGGCAGATTTACGAGAGTGAGCTCGTCAGGGCGTCGATCGACGCTATAGCAAGGCATGCGTCGAAACTGTCTGTCGTTGTTCAGGGTTCAGCGAAGCCGAAACTCAGGACTCAGCTAAAAAGAGCGCCGAACACGTTCACAACGTGGGGTCAGTTCTTGTATCGGCTGTCGACGATTCTTATGTGTAAGAATAATGCGTTCATCGTCCCGATCATAGACAGGTACGGAGAAACGACAGGCATTTATCCGATATGCCCTGTCGATTGGGAACTCGTGCAGGTTCAGGACGTTCCGTACATCCGATTCCATTTCCAAAAGCCGCACGACCCGATTGCGATTGAACTCAGCAGGGTCGGGATCATGACTCGTTTTCAGTACCGCAACGACCTGTTCGGAGAGTCTAACAGGGCGTTAACGGACACGATGGACTTGATCGAGATTCAGCGTCAGGGCATAAAAGAGTCGGCAAAAAATGCGGCTACGTATAGGTTAATGGCAAGGGTCACGAACTTTACGAAGCCTGACGACCTGAGTAAGGAAAGACAGCGTTTCGATGCCGAGAACTTTCAAAGGGGCGGCGGCGGCATCCTGCTGATGCCGAATACGTATACCGATATAAAACAGTTACAACAGCAGGCGTATGCCGTTGATGCTGAACAGCTTAAAACGATCAAAGAAAGCGTTTATTCGTATTTCGGTGTAAATGATCAGGTATTGCAGAATTCGGCGGTTGGCGACGCTTTTAATGCGTTCTACGAGGGCTGTATAGAACCGTTTGCAATTCAGGCGTCGGATGTATTTACGAGAATGCTTTACACCGAGAAAGAACAGGCAAGCGGGGCAGGGATTTATTTAACCGCAAACCGTTTGCAGTATATGACAAACGCAGACAAGCTGAACGTTTCTTCGCAAATGCTCGACCGAGGGTTAATGTCCCTGAATGAGGTTCGGGACATTTGGCAATTACCGCCTGTCGAGGGCGGCGATGTCAGGATTATTCGAGGCGAGTATTATTCAGCAAATGAGAAATTACAAGAGGGGGATTCGAACAATGATAACGACTGATACGAGAGAGTACAGGGCATTCGAGATCAGGACTGACTCCGAGAGCGAGGGCAGAATTCACGGCAGGGCGGTCGTGTTTAATGCTCCGACAGTCATGTACACCGATCCCGAAACAGGGATTCAGTATACCGAGGAAATTGATGCGCACGCATTCGATGGGGCTGAAATGTCCGACGTTATCCTGAATGTTAATCATGAGGGGCAGGCGTTGGCGAGAACAAGGAACAACACGCTCGCCCTCGAACTGACTCAGGATGCGCTCGAGGTCGATGCAGATATGACGAAGTCACAGGCGAGCAGGGATGCGCTCGAGGCTGTTCAGAATGGACTTCTCGACAAGATGTCTTTCGCTTTCACCGTCCGAGAGGACAGCTACGACAGCGAATCACATAAAAGGACAATTCGAAAGATCGCACGTCTGTTTGACGTGTCGCTTGTGAATTTTCCTGCATACGAACAGACGTCCGTTTCGGCAAGGGATTTTTACGCCGCAAAGGCAGAGGCAGAGCGGCGTGCGTTGGAGAACGCAAGAGAGGCGGCGGAGGCCGCACGAATCCTGCAGGAAAAGCGAGACAAGCTGTTCGCAATTCTTGACGATTTGGGGGTGTCGGAATGATCATCGATGAAATGACGATCACGGACATCGAACAGAGGGCTGCGCAGATTCGTTCCGAGATGCAGGCAGACGATGCAGACCTTGACGCACTTACGGCAGAGGCGACAGCCCTGCAGGAACGTCGGGACGCACTCAGGACTGCAGAGGAACAGCGCAGAAAGACAGCCGAGCAGGTCGCAAAAGGACTGATCGGCAAAACAATCGAAAAACATAATGAGGGGGTATCCGAAACTATGGATGCAGAGAAAAGAACGGAAATGTACGATGCGCTTGCGGAGTATATCAAAGGCAGAGAGACGCCCGAACAGCGTGCTCTCCTGACTACAGGAGTGACAGGCGGTACCGTAAAGGTATCTAACATCGTCGACGACTTTATTTGGACCGATTGGGATAAAAGCCCGATCCTGAGTCGTATTCGCAAGGTCTACGTTAAGGGTAACTATTCCGTCGGTTATGAGGCATCCGCTACGGGAGCCGCAAAGCATACCGAGGGATCTATGAACACTCCCGCAGAGGAGACGCTGACTCTTGCGTACGTCAATTTCGTCGAGCAGTATTTTAAGAAATGGATTACGGTATCCGATACCGTGCTCGCTATGAAGGGCGAACCGTTCCTGCGGTACCTGATGGATGAATTCGGACATCAGCTTGCAATCGCTCTCGAGAATGCAGTCGTTGCAGAGATCGAGGCGTCTTCTCTGTCTGCTAAGGTCACGAACGATATTGACAACACGGCGGCGATGGCAGGTTTCGCGGCTCTGTCTGACGAGGCTGTTAATCCTGTCGTCATCATCAGCAAGGCGAACTACGCAAATATCATGAACGCCCGTGCGACCACAGGCGCGAAGATCGAAGATCCGTTCAACGGAATGGAAGTCCTGTTCAACAGGACCGTTACGGGTATGCTCGTAGGCGATCTCGGTGGCGTGGTTGCGAATTTCCCGGATGGAGAGGATTTTAAGTTCGTTATCGACGACAAGTCCCTTGCGGAGCATGATATGGTCAAGATCGTCGGCAAGATCCTTGGCGACATCCATCTCGTTCGCCCGAACGGCTTCGCAGTCGTAACGGGGGAATGAGCGCATCAAATCCAACAGTAGGGATCGGTCAGGCAGATTTTGCAGTTCTGCATGATTGATTCGGATTTGTGCGTGACTACTAAGGGGGAGTAAAAAACATGAGTTATACTCCGACAAATTGGCAGAGTGGCGACACTATAACGTCTGAAAAGCTGAACAAGATCGAGAACGGCATTGCAAGCGCAGATGGTTACAGAATCGATATAACTATCAGCGGCTCAACCGTCACCGCAGATTATAACGGAGCAACGCTAACAGAGATTGCAACGGCTTATGCGGACGATCCGTCTACTGAAATTTTAGCGGTTGTCCACGGCGCAGATACCTATGAAACAAGGCAAGCCATGGTGTTACATGCGAGTTACGATGCATCGTGGGGAGATATGGCATCGAGCCTTGATTTTATCTCATTTATTTACGACCAAGCCGATGATAAATATTTTGTCCGCAGGATTACGCTTGCAGGTTCCGGCAACTCGACAAGTAAAAAAGCGATGTAATAAATGAGGCTATGAAAGTTAAAGTATTAAAAGAGGCTACGTTAACCGTTAAGGCAGGGCAGGTCGTGGAGATCAGCGAACAGCAGGCTACGACCGCCCTGCGGCTCGGTTTCGTAGAGATCGTGCAGGAAGAAAAGCCCGTCAAGAAATCGGCGGGCAAATCAACGAGAAAGGGCTGAGATCCGATGGCGACTGCGGCATTATTGGATATGGTCAGAATCGCATTGCGGCGTACTGCTGACAATGGATTCGATGCAGAATTAAACAACATGATCGATGCGTGCATTGCCGATCTCGGTATTGCCGGAGTCACTAAGGAAGATACGACAGATCCGCTAATTATTCAAGCTGTCTGTACGTACTGCAGAGCGCACTTCGGCACTCCTCCCGATTATGCTGACTTGTCAAAGAGTTACGACGAGCAGAAGGCGCAATTGAGTATGTCGAACAAGTACACAAATTTCTCCGAGTATGGCGTGAAGTCCGCACTGGACGATATAACAGGTGTCTAACATGTTCGACGATAAGATCACGCTGAGAGGGCTCGCGGCTAATCGGGACGAGTACGGGATCATGGGAACGACTCCGACGGACACGGAAATATATTGCGATGTATCTTCCGTCACCGCTTCGGAGTTTTTTTCTGCAGGTCAGAGCGGCATTCATGCCGATTATCGGTTTACCGTATGGGCGGATGAATACTCGGGACAGCAGGACGTCGTATACAGGGGCAAGCCGTACAGAGTATACAGGACATATAAACCGGATGTCGACCACATCGAATTGTATGTCGAGGAAAGGGTCGGCGTATGAGCACGAGCAAAGCAAGAGTCGGGGACGTCTCGAATGCTATTGCCGCACTACTGCAGGAGTACGGGCAGAGCGTGCGGGAGACTGTTAACGAGATTATCCCCGACGTTGCAAAAGATACGGCAAAGAAAGTCCGAGAGAATGTCGGGACAGCAGGAATCGGGAGAGGGACAAAAGGCAATTACGCAAAAGGGTGGTCCGTACAGGTCAATACAAAGACCGCAACAGGAGATCCGATTGCGATTGTCTACAACAAAACGCCAGGACTTCCGCACCTGCTCGAATTCGATCATGCACTCAGACAGGGCGGCAGGACAAAACCACACGAGCACATCGCACCTGCGGAAGAATGGGCTCGTGATGAATTGATAAAGCGTGTTAGGGAGGCGTTATCGTGATAACATACAAAGAACTTGCGGAGAAAATGGCCGATCTCTGTAGGGCAATCGGTGCGCCTGATAAGTACGTTTATTATCAATATCCTGTCGGGCTCGCTCCTGAACCGCCCTACGTTATTTACTACATAGCAAGCCGAAACGATTTCAGGGCTGACAACAGCAACTACGTTAAGATCGGCGAGCTTGTAATTGAAATCTATACGGACAAGAAAGATCCTGCTATCGAGGCAGCGGCCGAAGCGTGGTTCGATGCTCAGGAACTTGCGCCCGATATCGATGAACAGTATATCGACGCTGAACAGATGCAGGAGGTCCGTTATTCTATGGAGGTTGTATTAGACTATGGCGAATAAAGTGCAGTTCGGTCTGAAGAATTTTCACATCGCGCCGCTGACGTTTACCACAAATGAGAATTATCCGGGAGCGCAGATTCCGAATTTCGGAGATTATACTTGGATTCCGGGTGCTGTGTCTCTGACAATCAATCCTGAGGGCGATGCAACTCCGTTCTATGCTGATGACATGATCTATTATGTGTCAGAGGTCAATAACGGATACACTGGTACTATTGAGCTTGCATATATCAGGCCGTCAGATGCCGCTCTGATTTGGGGCGATGTAATCAGTACGGACAATGTCCATATCGAGACTGCGTACAGGAACGAAAGCAAGCATTTCGCAATGGCGTTCGAGTTCATGAACGATCAGAAACACACACGTTACGTGTATTACGATGTTGTGTTTGAGCGTCCGTCTATCAATGGAGCGACCACGACCAACGTCAAGGAACCGCAGACGACAACACTGAACTTCCGTTGCGTGCCGTTGCCTGCAGGCTTGACAGGTTCGGGCGGTATGAATATCCGTGCGACAAAGACGGATGCAGGAACTACGCAGACTCCTGATACCGTCTATGATGAGTGGTTCGATTCCGTTTGGTATCTCGATACACCGTATAAACCGTAATCATGTATCAGATCATCAAAATCGGAGATCTGTCCGTCCCGATGAAAGCAACAGCGGCTACGCAGTTCCGTTACAAGACGGTATTCGGGACGGACATGATGTCCGTCTTATCGAGAGCATATCAGAACACTTCCGAGAGAGGAGAGGCCGCAGAATTGATTCCGAAGCTCGGGTATATCATGAACAGACAGGCAGAGGGCGAGAAAGACTGGACATCGCTGAACATGCAGACGTTCATCGAATGGGTCGATCAGTTTGATTCGACTGCTATGAACAATGCTCTTCTGTCTATTCTTGCAATATACAACGCGAACACGATCACAACATCAAAACCAAAAAACCCGGAAGGCGCACCGCTCGGCAGATGACCGGGGCGTTATTTTTGCTCCGTGCATTGCAGGTCGGATTGCGCCTCTCCGATTTAGACGAGTTAGAAGAGGGACAGGTCGCAGACATCATCATCGAATCAGGGAATGATTCGGCAGAATATGACTACGTAGCGACGCAAGAGGACATGGACGCATTCGCGAGAGGGTGAGAACATGGCGAGAAATAGAATTGCAGGAATTACAATCGAGATCGATGGAGATACCACACAACTCTCAAAAGCGTTATCAGGTGTCAACAAAGATCTGAAGAACACACAGGACGCCCTAAAGGATGTCGATAACCTGTTAAAGCTCGATCCGTCGAACGTAAATCTCTTAAAGCAAAAGCAAGATTTACTTACAAGAGCGATCGAGGACACAAAGAGCAAGCTCGACACCGAGAAACAGGCTCTCGAGCAGTTAAAAAGCGCAGATCAAACGCCTGAAGTCAAAGACAGGCAGGCGGCACTCGAGCGAGAGATTGCATCGACCGAGCAGAGCCTAAAGGGACTAAAATCCGAGATGAAAGACTTCGGCTCGGTCTCAAAACAGCAGTTAGAGGCAACGAGCAAGAAGTTCGGCGATCTCGCACAGAAAACGAGAGGCGTCAGCATTGCCGCAGGAGGTCTTGCGGCAGGGCTTCTCGGGAATGCTGTCAATGCGGCAAAGAGTGCTGACGAGATCAATACTCTTGCGAAGCAGTACGGCGTTACGACTGACGAGATACAGAAACTCGGTTACGCATCCGAATTCGTGGATGTGTCACAGGATGACATGCTCGCCAGTATGCAGAAAGTCACGAAGGCGATGGGGTCCGAGAATTCTGCATTGACGAAGCTGAACGTCAGCACAAAGAATTCGGACGGCTCTATGAGAGATGCGACCGACGTTTGGTATGATGCGCTCGAGGCTCTGTCACATGTTGAGAACGAGACAGAACGGGATCAGCTTGCTATGGAGCTATTCGGCAAGAGTGCGTCAAGCCTTGCAGGAATCGTTGACGACGGCGGCGAGAGTCTCAAAGCATTCGGGCAGGAGGCAGAGGATGCAGGGCTGATTCTCGACGGCGATGCTCTTGACTCCGCAAATGAGTTCAATGACGGCATGGAGAGACTGAAGCGCACGGCATCAGGGGCGTTTCTCGAGGCAGGAGCGGCACTCGCCGAGGCATTGCTTCCGGCATTGGAAAAACTGACCGAGGTCGTGTCTCAGGTGCTCGGGTGGTTCGCACAATTGGACGGAACGACGCAGACGGTTATTCTGACGATTCTCGGGCTTGTCGCGGCTATCTCTCCGTTGATGTCTGTTTTATCAGCTATAACGAGCCCGATGGGGCTTGTTATAACCGCTATCGGGGCATTGATTGCGGCAGGCGTTGCGCTCTATGAGAACTGGGACACGATCAAAGAAAAGGCCGGGGAGTTGTGGGAAAGTATCACTACGTCATTGAGTGAAACATGGACTACGATCAAAGGCTTTTTCTCCGAGATTTGGACATGGGTGACAGACAACATCATCCAACCGATCACGGATGCGTGGAACGCTATCAAAGGATTTTTCGCTGATATTAAAGCGGCAATAGACGGCTTTGAGATCAAATTGCCTAAAATTGAGTTGCCGCATTTTAATGTTTCGGGAGGTCGGTTCCCGTGGGGCATTGCAGGAGAGGGCGAACCGCCGCAGTTCTCGGTAGACTGGTACGCAAAAGCAATGAACAACGGCATGATCCTCGATCAGGCTACGATCTTCGGAGCCGCTAACGGCAGACTGCTCGGTGGTGGAGAGGCAGGCCGAGAAGCGATTATCGGTGTCAATTCTCTCGAGGGCATTATTCAGAGGGCGGTCTCCGCAGGTGGAACGTCAAACGTTACAAACAATTTCGAGATCAGGTCGACCGATCCTCGGCAGGCTGCGCTCGAGATTTCGAATATCTTACAACATCAGACAGACAGGAGGTCGGCGATATGGGGCTGATTTATAATAACCGAGATATTGATGTCGTACTTAACGGCAACGGGATTCGGAGTGTCAGGGTCGAGCATACTCCGCCTTTTATCCTTTCAGAGTCTGATATTAGTTATGTCCACGTACCGGGCAGAAACGGCGATATTATTTATGATGACGGAAGTTATAGAAACGTTATTATTAATTACGATATCGTCATCCAGGGTCCCGTCTTTCGTGAGCATGGGCTTGCGACTCCGTTTCTGTCCTTTACTCAGGACAAGCTCGCAGAATGGCTATATCCTCCGAACATGCCCGCAAAAGGGTACGCCGTGCTGATCGATGATTACGATAATGCGCACTATAGGCTCGCTCGAGCAAATGGGCCGTTTCAGTTGCAGACAATCTATGGGACAAACGCACGGGGGCGAGTGAGTTTTAATTGCCGCCCGGAGAGATATTATCGCGAGCCCGTTATATATGATTTTACGGGAACTTCCGGTACGATTGATAATAGCCCGTATAGCTTCCCGGCATTTCCGGAGATTGATGTCACCGTCAACGGATCAGGAGCGTTCGCAATTTATAGGACTGGCGGCAATCTGTACAGGGTCGCAATTGCGGATGTAAACGGCACGATACATCTCGATTGCGAGAGACAGG